AGTCAACACCTTTAGCAAATTCAGATCCAATAACTAATAAAGTAGCAGCAGTTCCAGAAGCGTCAGAACCAGGTAGAGTGTCAGTGCCAAAAGCACGCAACTCAACTTTACCGTTAGTTCCAGCAGCAACCTGAGAAACGATTGCTCTACAAATAGTATTGTTGTATGCTAACAACACAACGTCGTTTACACGAACACCGTGATCAGCAACAGCAAAACCGTTAACACCGTTAGTGTTTCCGTCAATGTCAGACACTACAGTAAACAAACCTTTGTTGTCACCGCCACTAATATCACCATCAACGTCTACAGTACCTTTATAAGATAAATGTAGTCTTGATTGTTCAGACCAGATAACTTGATCAGCTGTCATAGCCTCTTCAGCACCAACTTGAGCAAGGAAGCCAGAGATTGTTCTCGAACCGAAAACGTCTGCTTCTTTTTCCATCAAGTCTGGCACGTATTGTTGTCCCCAACCAGCACTGGTTGAAAGATCTAAATAGTTTGTATTTAATACCTGTCTTTGTGGAGAAGGTACGCTATTCAAACTACTACCAGGAGTAATTGCCATAATTTTAAATTTTAAGCGTTAATTATTTTTTATTTATTTTAAACTTAAAATCAGAAGTATTATCACCTAAAACTTTTACTTTCATGCCACCCGCCTCAAAAGTTTTATGAGACTGTCTAGGGTCCATGTTAATATTTTTAGATTTAGCTACGCTTTGTTTTAAAGCATCAGCTTTACCTTGTTCATAAAAATGATTTGCAATAGCATCAGCGTTCATAGCTGTAAAAAGCGCTTTGTGATAACCAGCCGCATCAGATAATGATTTGTTTTCATCTACAAACTTTGACATGAAAGCGTTTAAATCACTCTGTTTAGCTTTTACACTGTTTACATCTTTAACGTTAAATCGATACTTTTTTTCACCAACACTATATTCAAAACCTTTGAACTTGTTGTTAAAAAGACTGTTAGTCTTTTTTTCAAAAATATCACTATTACGTTTTACCGTTTTAGTATTCTCTTCTGATTCCTTGTTATAACGGTTGAAAAAATCTACAGCTTTTTGCTGCTCTGTCGTGAGCTTACTTCCAGCTTTAATTTCTTCATAATACTTAGACTTTCGCCCGTCTAAATAGGCTTTAGCCTCGGCAACTTGCTCTTTAAAGGCTATTTTCTTTTTTCTTATATCTTTTTCATCGTCTTCTTCTTCGTCTATTGAGAAGTTTTCATCGATTAAAAAGTTTATTTCTTCTAAGTCTAAATGAGATTTAGTTTGTTTATAGTATTCTGTTACTATAGACATATCGTCTAATTTATCGTAGTCTTGATTAAGCCTAACATAATCTTCTAAATCTCCACCAGTCTCTTCCATAAAGTCTACTAACTTTTGGATATTCTCTGGTAGTGGTTTACCAGTTTGCTCAGCTTGAGCTATAGCTTCTTCTACTTCTTCAGCTAGCTCTTCAACCTTTTCTTCTACTTCTTCTTCAACTACCTCTTCTAATACTGGTTGTTCTTGTGCTTCTGCTTGCGGCTGTACTTCTTCTTGTTTTTGTGTGGGCTCGGCGTCTTCATCGCTTCCAGCCACTCCTGAGTCGTCAGTTGCGCTAGCATCAGCTTCTGCTGTTGGTTCTTCTTCTTGGTTTTCATTTTCAATAGGTTTACTTAAATCTACCTTAATGACATCGTCGTCATCTGCAGATATAAATTTACTTTCATCAACTGTTTCTACAGTTTGTTCTTGTGTAGTTTCTTCAACTACATTTTCGTTATTCTCTTCCATAATATAAAATATAATAATTAGTTTTTACCTAGGGTCAAACGACTCTAAATTAAATCCACCACCTATAGTATCATTACCTGATGACTCAAAGTTTTTAGGTGGCTTATTTGTTTTTCTTTGATCTATCATCTCAGACTGTTGCGTAGCCTGTATTTTAGTTCTTTGATCTTTTCTATCTTCTTTTTCTGCTTCTCTTTGTTTTAAACCTTCTACTTCTAATCCTTTCAGCTGCATATTGTATTGAAACTCTAAAGTCATTAATTCTTTTTTAGCAGCTATTTCAGCTTGCATTTTATTCATGTCTATTTGAGCTTGCTGTTGTGCTAGTGTAGCTTTAGACTGAGCTATAGCGCTTTGCTTTTGTACTTCGGCTTGCGCAGCAGACTGAGCTGCTTTAGCGTTTGCTTCAGACTGCATCTGAATATTTTGTTGTTGTTGCTGTTGATCTTTAGCTTGTTTTTTAGATCTTCTAACTTTCAACAATTGATTAGCTAATCGTAAGCTTTTTACGTTTCTAATATCAATAGCATCTTCTAGTTCAATATTTTTTTGCTGAAGCGCCATTTGAATATTGTTTTCTAGCATTTGTTTTTCTTCTTCGTCTGGAGCTAGTTGTATAAATATACCAAAATCATAAAGATATAAATCTTTTATTTCTTCTAAAGTAGCTACATTTCTAAAACCAATAGCCTCTATGAAAGCTTCTTTTGTTGGCGAATATTCTAATATATCAGATATTCTAAGCGATAAACACTCTGCTAAAGAAGCTGTTAAAAATAAACCTGACTGTAATATATGTCTTGTAGCTGTATTACTATTAGCAGCCGCTATTTTTTGTAATCCAACTAAAGCGTTTTTATCTGGCATACTACCATCTCGAGCTTCGTTAAGACCGGTCACATCACGTATCATCTGCAAGTAATAATTATAATTTGTTATTAATGCTTGCATTTTATTACCACCGCTACCACTAGTTATTTCTTGAATAGGTACTTTACCAGGATTAATATCGCCTTCGCTTGTAAATGATCTACCAATAACACTACCTGTTTGAAAATACATATTTAAAGCTTCTTGCGGATTATAGTTTGTGCCATTACCTAAATCAACTTCAGCTAAACCATCAGCATCTAAATAAACACCATCTGGCACCATGCGAGACATAACTTGTTGCAACTTCAAATGTGTAAGCTGTATCATGTCTGCAAAGCCAGTAGTTCTACTTACTAAACTTTCTATTTTACCGTTATACATCCTTGGCGCTACAATTTGATAATTCATTTTAACTTTAGTAAAATTACTTTTAGGACGCATCATATTTTCAGACATCTCCCATTTAAGTAATTTCTGCGCACCAAGTATGTAAGCTCCTTCGTATAAAGTTTCTATAGATCTTTGTAGCTTTTTAAAATTACCCTCAGCGTTTTCTGGAGGATTAAATGTATCATCTTTTTCTATAGCTTTACTAGCGCCGCTACCAACTTCTTTTATTTTATAAACTTCATTCATATATGTTTTATAATCAAAGTATAAAACTTGAATTAAGTTTTTGTCTTGTTTTCTATAATTTTGGCCTGATGTAGAATAACTAGCTCTATTATTATAAGATTTATCTTGTATTTCTTGTAAGTCTTCGTCTTCTAAAAAAGGAAACTGTTTAGCTAGTTCATTTATTGGCACTTCTTTAATTTCACCAACATAGTATATATCATCAAAATAAGGTGAGTCTGTAAATGAATAGACTAAATCAGCAGGATCAACATATTCTACGGTAACACCCTCAGATGTAGTAAAGCTATTTTTAACAGCTCCAATACCTAAAACAACTAAATCATAATAAAATCTTCTTGATATTAAATCATAGTTGTTACCTTCTAATAAAGTGTTTATAGCTTGCTCTTCTGCTATTTCTATAGCTTGCTTATAATCTAATTGCATGTGAAGCTGCAACTCTTCTTCAGAGTCTGGAAGTTCACTTAAAGAACTTTTAGTAGTGTCAATACCTGTTTGCTGCATAATTGTAGCATCAAACTGAGCCATTTGCATGTCTTGCGCTACAGTTTGCATATACTCTGTTCTTTGTTTAGCTCCGTGTTGATCTATAGAGTGAGCTTTAATATCATAAACTCTATCAGCAATACCGTTAACTACAATATCTACAAACTTAGGTATGATAGGTACAGGCGTCCAGTCAAGATTTAAATAACTTAAATCACCATTTATTGAAAGTTCATCTTTATATTTTTGTATTGATTGCTCGCCTCTAGCGTATAATCTTAAATTGTGAAAGTTGTTTTTATAGTTTCTATATTTACTATGAGAAGCTGAGTCTCTATAAAACCATTCAGACTCAATAGCTTTAGCTACTTTTAAACCATACTCGTAACTAAGTTTTTCAGCATCGCTTACAACTTGACTTGGAAAATAAGTGTTTACAACAGACTCTGCCATATTTTTATTTTATTAATTTTGATGCGCCTCCAACATTATCGTATTTAGCTATATTTATATTTAAAGGTGTTTTTTTAATTTTTGGATGTGGTCTGTATAAATGTCTATTGCAAGCCATAATAGCTAAACCAGAACTTATAGCAGCATCAAACCTTGTTCTTTTGTTTATATCAAACTTAGCCCAATCGTTTAATGTTTCGTTAAAATATATATTACCATAAACACCGTCACCTTTGTGGCCTACGTGATCGTTAATATACATCTCAATAGCTGCGGCATGAGCTTGTTTAATATCTTCACTAGAGTTTGGTATACCACCAACTTCTTTTTCAGCAACAGATAGTTTATTCCAAACCTTGTCCGGTCTATTCATACTAAAGCCTCTATATCCTCTACGCTTTAAATAGTATAATAATCTTGGTTTATTGTTTTCTGCAAGAAGTGGCATACCGTAAAAAACTAAAGCCATTAAAACATCTTCAAAAAATATTTCAGCGGTCTGAGGTCTTGCTATATATTCTAAAAAAAATGTGTTAGCAGGAGCATCTTCCATGCTAAACTTAGTTAATCCGTGTAGCGATCCTTTAGAACCTTTACCATCAACAGTACCACTAATATCGTAGCTGTCGCAGCCGAAAGCTCCCATGTGATCGTTTCCAGGATATTTAACTCCATTTTTTAATATAATTCTATTTTGCATACTAGCTATTGGAAACCAGCTTGCTTTAAATCTTCCTTTTGGATCTGGGTAAAAAATAACTTGAGTATCTTTAACACCGTTAACCCATTGAAAATTACCTGTACTTATACCTAAGTTATTAGTAATTCCTTCGTTATAATCTATTTGTTCGTATATTTTAACTAAATTAAATATACTATTTTTTGTTTCATCTCTAAACGCGTGCTCTTCAGTT